CATGCGTCAAATTGATTTTTTGAATGATGTGATTAAGATGCACAACTGTGCCATCGTTCCTGACCGCATCAATCCAAACAAGATAAGCATTGTGCCTTACAATAGCTATGTAGGTAGCGGCAATCAATTAGACTGGAACGCAAAGCTTGACATTAGCAAAGACATCACGATTTACGCCACAACCGAACTGCAAAAAAGCAAGACTACATTCAGCTACACGGCGGGTGAAGATTATCTAGGTAAGCTATACAAGGACAACGACCGCGTTTATGGTCAATACAAAGCAGAAGGTTATACCGTGAATCCTGATGTGCCTATCAGTTCATTTGTGACGGGTGATAACACGGTGCAACTTATCACACGAAGCACACCCGCAGGCAACATACCCGGCACGCTCATACCTATTCCGCAATTCATCAACACGCAAAACGAATTCATACTGCCGGGGCCGCGTGCATTGTTTGCGGCAACGACTTATGACATTCAATTGTTTGATGATAGCGTAGGTGTTGAAGCACCAGTGACATTCGGATTCACGGCACTTAATAATTATAGCAACGTCACAGCTACGATTACTGATTTTGATTTGAACTTTGCGCCTGAGATTCCACCGTTTCTGATTAACGCTAACCCGTATAACAACCTGTTCAACTTGTACTGGCGTAATGCGATGAATGAACTCTATTCGCCCAATGCGCGAATCATGGAGGCGTATTTTGCGCTTGACTTGAGTGACATTCTCACGTTTCAGTTTAGTGATGTTGTGTACGTGAACAACGCACAGTGGCGCATTCTTGAAGTTAGTGATTACAAGGTTGGTCAGTTTGAGTCAACAAAGGTCAAGTTGATTAAATACATTGACAGTGAAGCGGACTGTTCATCTACACCCGATTCAATCAACATCAATGGCACGGTAAACTTTATAGATGGGGCAGGTGACCCTGTTACAGCTACACAAAGTTGTTGTGTGCGTTATGGCTATGAATGGAGTGAAAGCGATGGGGAATGCTATGCCTTCAACAATCAAGGAGATAGACCAAGCAATGGCATCACAGGAACTAATACAGCACCTATTCCACGCAATGCAAGCACACAGCCGCTAGACGGTAATACACGCAGCGTGCAGCAAGGTGTTGAACTTTCAATTGTAGGTGGTAACAACAACATGATTGCCGTAGGTGATACGTTAAAGTTGACGGAGGCTGTTCGCGGCAATGCTATGTTCGGTAAGAACGTGCTGACTAAGTTTCCCGGCTTTCATCTAGGTGGTGGCTGGACAGTTGACAATCGCACCAACGGTGATGGCAATCATCAATACGGCACAATTATTCTGAGCGCAAAAGATACCATTACCGCAGCTAATCAAAACCTATCATTCACAATAGAAGGCCGTACATCTGCATACATTGAATTGCCAAATGACACGCAATGGAGTTGCTTGATTACTATCAACGTATTCAACTTTGATACAAATGCGTTTATGACAAAGCTGTGCAATGTATTCTTTCGCAAAGTTGGCGCATCAGCAAGCGCATCAGCCATTACTACAATTGACAACATTACGTCATTTGGATCGCTGACGTTAACGCCAACCATTGACACAACAACTAACACTGCGCAGCACAGAATCAACTTGACATCGGGTGGCAGTGGTTTTCCTTACAACCTTCGCAGCACTATGACAATCCAATACACACAAATACGATGAGCACACAAATCAAGCACAGCATTGACTATATCAAGGCAGGAATTGCGCCTAACAAGAAACACAACAAAGCACTTAAACCGTGGCAACGTAGGCTATGGAACATCACGCTGTGGACGTGGCGTCTATTCCTACTATCACTCATTGTAATCGCGATATATAACCTATTCTAATTATGGCAGATACTATTGTAAAATCGTTTGTAATTGACACCACCGAAAGTGAGCAGAACCTAAAGGAACTGAACACGCAAATCAACGCGACATCGGCCGCAATCAATCAAGGTGCGCAGTCGTTTGACAATGTAGCTGTGGCACAGGAGGAGGTTGTAACATCCAGCAAGTCACTTAAGGCGCAGCTGCGTGAATTACAGGCGCAGTTAGCTGACGTTGACCCGAACACTGAAAAGTATGTTGAATTATCACAGGCTGCGTCAGAGTTAAAAGATAAAATTGGTGATGCTGCCGAAGCCGTAGGTACTCAGGCGGGTGGTGCGTTCGAGCGTGTAGGTAATTCACTTGGACTTGTCACAGGTCGTATAGCTAACCTTGACTTCGAAGGTGCTGCGGAAGGTGCAAAGTTACTTGCTAAGAATATTACCGATATCAAGCCGGGTGATATTACAAAAGGCATTCAAGGTATCGGCAGTGCACTGGGTAGTGTTGGTAAGGCGTTACTGACTAACCCGATATTCTTAATCGGTGCTGCCATTGCTGCGGCTGTGGTTTATGCGGATGAGTTGCTGTCATTGATTGACGGTGTAACCGATGCTGAAGAACAAGCGTTGAATGTGCAAAAGGAACGTGCGGCAGTAGCCAAACAGAACTTTGACAATATTTCAGCGACCGAAGAAACCTTAAAGCGTCAAGGCTTAACTGAGGAACAGATAACACAACTCAAAATAACGCAGCTCAACACAGCCATTGCAGAACAGCAGGCAGTGATTGAGACAACACGCATACAGGCCGAAGGACAAATAAAGGCGGCTGAACGCAATGCACAATACTTAAAGACATTTCTTGATTTTGTTTCAATTCCCCAAAAGTTAATTTATACCACATTTCAAAACTTTGTTAATGGCGCATTTGTCTTACTAAGAAAATTAGGTGTTGAAGTTGAAGATATAGACATCATAACGCCATTTGAAAAACTAAAAGACTTTGCAGTAAAACAAATCTTTGACCCGGAAGAAGAACGCAAGAATCAAGAAAAGATTGTAGCTGATGCGGAGAAATCGCTTACTACATTAGTCAACACGCGAGATGGAATTCTGAATGCACAAGACGCAAAGAACAAAGCTCGTCGAGAAAAGGCTGCAGCGGATGCAAAGACGGCAGCGGATGCGGCACTAAAGGCAGAACAGCAGACTGCTGAGGAATTAGAGAAAATACGTCAGCAAGAATTAGATAACGAACTCAAACGCATTAACGAACTTGCTGCGGCACGTAAGAAAGCAAATGAGGATAGGATAGCAGAGGAAGATGCACAGTTTGCGCTGCGTCAAGAACTAACCTTAACTGATCAACAGAAAGAAATACAAGCAGCGGTTAAACTTTCAGAAGACCGTTTGAAGGTTGCTGGAGATGATGCGGCGTTACAAAAATTAGTTACCGACCAACGCGAAAAAGATATAGCTGATATCATTGCGAAGTATAAGGGCCAAACAACTACAAGCAATGCGCAGTCAAATTCACAGCAGCTACAAGATGACCAAAACCTTTATGCTGCCAAATTGCAAGCGGTTAGCGATTCGTTTGGTGCTATTGCATCACTGGCTACGGCTTTTGGCAAAGGTGATGAGGCACGCGCAAAGAAGGCGTTCAAGATACAAAAGGCGGCAAGCATCGCACAAGCTACGGTTGATACCTACAAAGGTGCGCAGGGTATTTTTGCCAATGCTGCAATCAATCCATCTACTATTTTATTCCCGGCACAACCTTACATTCAAGCTGCATTAGCTGTGGCGGCAGGTCTTGTTAACGTCAAGAACATTGCATCACAACAATTTCAAAGCAGTGGAACACCACCTAGCAACGAAAGCCCACCACCACCATCCATCGGCGGCGGCGGCGGTAACGAATCACAGCCCGCACAGTTCAACCCACTTGCTGCGCAGTTCATACAGAATCAACCTGAGCAAATAACGCCGCGTGCATTTGTACTTGCGGGTGATGTATCATCACAGCAGGAGGTGCGCGAAAAGGTACAGGACTTAGCACGACTTGGATAATTAAAACTAAATTTGTAAAATGGAAAAAAGAAAAGTAGTAAAATGCGTAATCGACGAAGAAGGTCGTTTAGGCATCACCGCGATGGGCTTAGTGGACAGTCCCGCAATTGAAGAAAATTGGATTGCACTTTCTAAGATGCAGCTGAGCGCATTGAATGAGGAACGCCGTATGCTATACGGTGCTGCGCTCATCCCGGATAAGGAGATACTGCGCTATGATGAAAAGGGTGAGCCGTACTACGTGTACTTTGAAAAGGCCACAGTGAGTGCTATCGCACATCAATTCTTTAAAAAGAATCTACAACACACCACCAACTTGCAACATGAGATACCAGTCACGGGCGTGACCGTTGTTGAGTCATGGATTAAAGAGGGCAAGATGGATAAGTCAATGCAGCTCGGACTGTCTGAACTTCCTGACGGCACATGGTTTATCGGTACGCATGTGGATGATGACGGCGTGTGGCAAGATGTAAAAGAGGGCAAAGTAAAAGGTTACAGCATTGAAGGATTCTTTAACGAAGTAGGTGTGGCAATGAGTGGCGTGAAGAACTACGAGGCTGAACTTGTGCTAGAGTTAGATCACTTGCTTAGTAAAGTAAATCCATCCAAATGAAAATAAACGCGGTTAAGTTCAAGGACAAAAAGTCCTTTGACAAAAACAAATCAAAGGCAAATGTCAAGGCATCGTTTGATGCTTTCGGCATTGTAGTCTTTGAAGATGAAAAGCCCATCACACCTGATGCATCAAAAGTGTGTCAAGTTAATGAAGTCGACAGGTCACTAGACCAAATCGCTTCAGGTCTTGCTATCTGTATCTGCACTGATTTGACATCAGCCATTGAGTTCTTAGAACTAAAGCAAGTAGTCATTGACCAAATCTTTAAACAGACCAACACGCTATTTGTTGAGGTTCCTGCATTCGCTGTATTCGATGAGTTCTATGAATCACTCATGCGCACAAAGTTGTTCATCAGTGTTGAGCCTGACTACATCCAGCCATTCGAGGCTAATGCCGAAATGACCATAGCACAGCAGTGGCATCTTAATTTATTCAAGGCTCAGGACGTTTGGTCACTCTTGCCGGGTGATGCATACGGTGAAGTTGCGGTGCTTGACATTGCGTGCGATGTAGATCATGAAGATTTGCAAGGCACTATTAGTGACAAGTCATGGAACTGCGTATATGACACAGCGGATGTACGTCCGATTAGCGAAAATGAAAAGCATGGCACACCATGTAGCGGAATCATTTGCGCAAAGACTGGCAATGACACGGGCGTAAGTTCAATCGGTAACAACAAACTCAAAGTGCAATTTTTGCACATTGGTATGAACTCAAACAGCGGCGGCGGTTTCTTCACATCGGATACAATCGTGACGCGTGCCGTGAACAAAGCAATTAGCAATCCTGCATGCAGTGCAATTAGCATGAGTTGGGGCGGTGGTAACACATACCCAATGTTTGCTAATGCGTTGACACTGGCAAAGAACACGGGCCGCAACGGTAAAGGCATTTGCGTATTTGCATCAAGTGGTAATAATTATTCAAGCAGCGTAAACATTAACCCCGCATCGCTTTCAATGGTGCATGCCGTTGGCGCATCGGCTCAAAACAACACACGCGCTGGATTCTCAAACTATGGAACAAAACTTTTTGCAGCGGCTCCGGGTGTGGGCCTACCAACTACTGACCGTAGCGGAGCGTCAGGGTACAACACTACGTCGAATTATACTAACTTCAGTGGAACATCTGCCGCCTGTCCTGCTATGGCTGGCTGTGCTGCTGCTATTGTACTTGCTAATCCTACACTAACAGAAAAGCAAGTCACCGACATCATCGCATCTACTGCGATTAAGAGTGGCGGTTATGTTTATGATGCAGCGGGCAAGTCGCTTGAACTTGGATACGGTGTTGTTGATTTGTATGCGGCAGTTGTTGCTGCAAAAGGTAGCACAGGTGAACCAACTCCACCACCTGCCGAAACAGTCAACCTATTTGGTACTATTGCATCACCTGCGTCAACGCTTCAAGGCTCGCAAGTAACTGTGACCTACACCGTGCAGCTTGACAAAGTGCGCACAGTGGACACAATTACAAATATTGCTGCCGAGTTCGTGCGACCTGATGGTGCAAAGTCAACTTTCTACACGGGCAATGTCACGATCGCGAAAGGACAAACCATATTCACGAGCTCACTAGTCCACAACATTCCAAACAACATCACGGGCGTGGGTAAATTCAACCTTTATGTTGATGTGCAAGGTACAATAGCGGAGAGCAATGAGAGCGATAATAGCGCAACCACTGCAATTAATATTACCGCACCTATTCCAGTTGGCAATTTGGACTTGGAATGCATCTGCACAGGTTACACATGGCTTGCGCCTGACCGCGTGCGCATGGGTATACGCGTAACAAATCGTGGAGCTGCAACCGTGACTAGCTATAAATTGAAATGGGAGTTCGCAGGACGCACTGGAACGTGGGACATTGCACGCACATTGAACACGGGACAAAATGCATCGACGGGAAATGTGATGTATCCAAGTGCGGGCACTACATGGCCTCAAACATTCAAGGTATCAGTGGTAAGTGTGAACGGTCAGCCGGATAATAATCCTGCAAATGACGTTGGTACTTGCGTGGTAAACGCAATGTGATTACATTAGCGACCTCATACGATAGTTTTGGTTTATACAGTTTAAGTATTTAGGGTTTAAGCAATGAAAAGGGAAGCAAACGTGCCTCCCTTTTTTGTTGTGTTTACCCAAAGACACAGAGCCGTACGTATTCGGCTATGGTTGTCCCTGTCTGCTTAGCTGCTTTTGTGACCGCCTTCATTTCTTTCTCGGTCAGTCGTGCGCTCACTCTTTGTGTGCGTGGTTGTGATTCTTGTGCTTTCATGGTTTTGAATTTATACGGCTAATGTAGCCACAATTCTGCATGCAACAAAACGGGTGTTTTGCTACAATACGGAAATACCAATAAAATGTCAGATATCAAAAACCAAATCAAAGCTGTATTTGCGAAATACAACATTGAACCTTCTGCACTCGGTATCAAGTTTGAAGATGAATCAACTGAAGCAGCAGCAGAGCCTGCAACAGAAGTAAAGTTTGCCGTTGAAGGTACGCTTTCTGATGGCACAAGAATCTACTCAACCGCAAATGAGTGGGTTGCTGGAGTTGATATCTACACACAAGATGCCGAAGGCAATCCAGTACCAGTGCCTGCGGGCGATTACTTCCTAGAAGACGGCGTGACTATGGTCCGCGTTACTGAGGATGGAATCGTTGCAGAAATCGGTGAGATGGAAGTTGAAACCGAAATGAGCAGCGAAGACCTTGTTGCAGTAATCGGTCAATTGTCAGAGCGCATCGCAGCACTTGAGACTGAAAAGACTGAACTAGCAGCAGCGGTTGAGACTGCAAACAACGAAGTGAAATCAGTTAAGGCTGAGCTCGCATCGGTTAAGAAAGCCCCTGCCGTTCCTAGCGTAAAGTCACAAGAATTTAAAAAGTCGAATGTAGTTGTAGCATCAAATGGTAATTCGTTTGCTGACTTCATGGAAAACATTCGCGCAAAACAAAGTAAATAATTCACCTCATAATTCTATTTTAAAATGCCAACAACAACTTCACTCACCACCACCTATGCAGGTGAATTAGCTGGTGAAATCGTAGCAAAGGCCTTGTTGTCAAACGTATCTGCACAGTACGTGACAATGAAGCCTAACGTACCTTACAAATCAGTAGTACGTAAAATTGATGACACTGTAACTTTCGCTGCAGGAACTTGTGATTTCACGCCAACCGGCACGATCACTTTGACCGAGCGAATTTTGACCTTGGAGGAATTCCAAGTTCAACGCCAAATCTGTAAGAAGGATTTCTTCATTGACTGGACTACTGCTGATGTAATGTCAGGCCGTGTGAACACTCAAATTCAAGATGCAATCATTGGCCGTTTGGTTGGTGGTATTGCAGCTGCTAACGAGACTATCATGTGGTCAGGTGTAAACGCAACAGCTGGTCAATACGATGGTTTCGAAACTTTGATTAAGGCTGCAGGTTCGAACGCTGTATCTGCAGGTTCAGGTGCAATCAACGCTGGTAACATCATCGCTACCATTTGGGACATCATCAACACAACTAACGCTGCTGTTAAAGGTGCTGCTGAAAAGCCTGCATTGTACATGGGACAGGCTGCATGGGAAGCTTACATGGAAGCACAGATTGCTGCTGGTAACGGTTGGTACTTGACAGGTGGTCCAGAAGTTAATCGTCGCTTCGTAGGAATGTACGACATCTACGTTTGCCCGGGTATGACTGCGAACAATATCATCTTCGCACAGCCATCAAACTTGATGCTTGGAACATGGCAGGAGAACCAAATGAACGAAGTGTTCATTTTGGACATGCAGAATCTTGACGGTTCACAGAACGTACGTTACGGCGCACGCTTCTACCTCGGTGCACAGATTGCAGTAGGTGAGGACATCACATACTGGGGAGCATAATCTTTAAATAATAACGGGGGTGTAACAGCCCCCTTTTACATAACTAATTAAAAATCAATACTATGGCTTGTGAGTTGACTACGGGCTTCACATTAGGGTGCCTCGAAGGTATCGGTGGGGTCAAAGAGGTTCTGATTGCTAACTACACTCTTGCGAGTGGTGCGGATTTTATGTCTGCTGTAACATATGATGCAGTAACAGGTGAAGTAAACGGTTTACCAACTGCAACCATCTACCGTTATGTGCCATTCCGCAACTCAGGTACTTACGTTGAAACCATCAACAAGAGTCTTGAGAATGGTACTTTGTTTTTCTCACAAGAGGTGGGATGGACTTTCGGTAAGTTGAATCAAGATATGCGCAACGAATTCTTGAACGTTGCAAAGGCTAAGATGATTGTTTTCGTTCGTACGAATGATGATCAAATATTGCTTGTTGGTACAACTGAAGGTTCGCAGCTTACTGCTGGTACCGTTCAATCGGGTGCTGCAAAAGGTGATTTGATGGGTTATCAGGTAACTACTACCGCTGAAAACCTTGAGCCTGCAGTACACCTTGAGCCTTACACTACTGAACCTTTCGACAACTTCGCAGGAATTACAGTAAGCCCTGCTTACTAATCGCGCTTGCTGATTGTTTTTGTGTTTATTCATTGATTAAGAACGGGGGTGGTGTTACAACTGCCCCCTTTCAATATAGCGATATGATATATCTCCAAGTAAATAATCCTAGTCAGTTCATATATCTATCACTGGATGAGGCAAGGCAGTATTATGCTACGCCCTATACGCACTATTTGTTAGTGCTAACTCACGAAGAAAACAGCACCACAGGTGATAAGCTCGCGCAGGTTGCAACTATTGTGAATGAAAATGTGCGCATCACACAGCTTACTGTGTCAACTGTTGGTCTTACATTAGCGGGCAGGTATCGCTACGAAGTGTACGGACAGAACTCACCAACTAATATCATCCCAACGAACGCCGCTGTTGTCGGTTTGGTTGAGAAAGGCTATGTAGTTTTGCAAGACAATACAACGTGGTTCGATGTTCCTTCTATAACTATTCCAAATGACATCATCTATGAACCATAATGAATCAAATATAGTATCTCTTAAACTTAGCGAGTACGTTGCTAAGTCAGATGCCGAAAGAGTAGACCGCAAAGGGTGGGTCAACTACGGTGCAGACAATGATTTCCCGCAGTACTTGCGTGACCTTTCGCACGAATCTCCAGTGCATGGTAGTTTGGTTGTTGCCATTGGTGACATGATTGCCGGGAAGGGTATCGAATCTGAACAATATCAGGCCGAACTTGACGCACTTGACATTGATGCATTGACATATGCGTGTTCACATGATCTAAAGTTGTTTGGTGGTTTTTACATCGAAGTGATTTGGAGTAATGACCGCACAGTGATTAGCAAGTTGAATGCTATTCCATTTGAAGAGTGCCGCATTGCGGTGAATCAGGATGATGACAGCGAAATAGGAATCTTTCACAGCTATGACTGGTCAAACACGCGCAAGAAAAAGAACACGCCTGAGTTTATTCCTAGGTACAACTACCTTACACGCGAGGCTGAGCCACGCCAAATCTATTGGTGCTTCACGTTTACAGGCAGTGACACATACCCACGCCCCGACTATTGGTCTGCTATCAACTACATTGAACTAGATAAGCAGATATCTATATTCCATATCAACCAAATCAGTAACGGTCTTTTCCCTTCAACCATTATCAACTTCTACAATGGGCAGGCAACACCTGAACAGAAGCAGCAGATGATGATGGACTGGGAGAATAAGATGAGTGGTGCGCGTAATGCGGGCAAGGTGGTAATGTTCTTTAACGAACGCGACCAACCAAAGACCGAAATAACGCCGTTTCCTGTGAATGATGCAGACAAACAGTATCAACTGATGGATACTACTGCAACTCAAAAGATAATTACAGCACACCGCGTAACAACGCCCTTGCTGTTTGGTATTCGCGAAACATCAGGATTCGGTAGCAACAAAGATGAAATGACTACGGGTCTTGAAATCTTTAACAAGCAAGTCATCGAACCATATCAGGAGAAAATCAACAAGAGCATCACCGAACTATTGAGCAATCAAATGCCGGGTGTATCTTTTGAGATTGTTCCAAATACCCCATTAGTAGCAGAACAAACATCTGTTGTAACCGATGCAAGCGCAACAGGTACTACGGCAGATGTTGCTGCTACCGCTTTGAATGGTGCACAGATTACTTCACTCGTTGACATCGTAATGCAAAGTGCTGCGGGTGCTGTGCCTGTTACAAGTGCAAAGGCTATCGTGCAAGCTGCATTCCCAACGTTACCGCCTGCAACAGTCGACGCAATATTTGCCGATGTGTTACCGGGTAGCTTGCAACCACAGGAAGTCATCATGAATGACGAAAAAAAAAAAGATGATAGCACAGTAGGCGATGCACTAATTGCACTGGGTGAAGATGCGTCCGAGGATTGGTTGCTGATTGATGCATACAACGCAGATGATGAAATCGAGCACGAATTCGCAGTGCGTACAGGGGCGGCAAGACCAGCGGCAAAGAGTGAGCAAGATGCCATTATCGATGGCAAATACTTTATTACTCGTTACGTTTACGCAGGTAGCTTTAGGCATGACAATATGCGCCCATTCTGTAAGAAGATGCTTGAGGCGGGCAAGCTTTACCGCATGGAAGATATTGAGGCAATGGAGTTTGTTCCTGTAAATCCCGGATGGGGGCCGAACGGAGATGATGTCTATGATATTTGGCGTTTTAAGGGCGGAGGCAACTGCAAACATTTCTGGGAAAAAAGGGTGTTCGTTGATGCAAAGGGCGCAAAGATTAATCCTAATGATCCAGACGCAAAGCGCATCGCTGTGGCAATGGCTGAACGCATGGGGTATAAGGTGCGCAATCCATTGTACGTAGCAAAGCTACCTGAAGACATGCCACATCGTGGCTTCCTACCAACTAATCCTATTTACGGTAATCAATAATCACAACTATGGCAGAAGTACTTTTAATAAGCGAAAACTACATTAAGAAATACACCACTGTTAACGGTAGTGTTGACCCTAACCTGATGTATCCATCTGTGTATTTGGCGCAGGATAAATGGGTGCTGCCCTTTTTGGGAACTGACTTAATGAACAAGATTAAAAATGATGTAGCAAATAACACGATTGCGGGCAACTATCAGATACTCCTTGAGGATTACATCCAACGTGCGCTGCTGTGGTGGGTAATGGTTGACCTTACGCCTTCACTTTGCTACCGTATGGACAATGGCACTATCGTGCAGCGTCAATCCGAAGACACTACGCCCGTATCCGATGCAGTTATGAAGGATATGATAGACCGTGCAAGACAAAATGCGGAACACTACACCACGCTGCTGGTCGATTACTTGTGTGCGAACGCTTCACTGTTTCCTGAATACTCAACAGCGCAGTGGCCTGACCGTAGCGCACGTACTGACGTGACCAACACGCTCAACTACCAGTTCTCATCGGGCAATACTGCCACATCTTTTCGTCCTACGTACTCTCGTAACATCATTAACCGAATACCATGATAGAAAAGAAATCACTAAAGCAAGATTATACCGAACGTTTGCGCAAGTATGAGCGCGA